AAAATTTGTTTGACATTTTTGCTCCGGGCCCCGAGAATTGATAATCGTTGTAAACCGTCTGAAGATTGGTGAAGATCTTGTCTTCGTAAATTCCCCAGCCGTAATTGATCGGCTGTGCATTGTCGCCGCCATTGTCAAATACTGCAATCGCCCCGCTCAGCACATCTGCCGGGAGCTGATAAGAATATTTCCACTCGTTTGTGGGCGCGGTGGATACGCGGAATATCTGGGTTTTCTTGAGAGACCAGCTCCAAAGATACCGGGCAAGCAATGTATCGCGCACACCTGGGTAAAGCGCCGAGCAGGCTGTTGCCGCCGGAGTGCCTTCAGTAAATGAGGAGATTGCGGAAGCGCCGAGAAGGATCAAGGCTTCGGAACAGATGGAAATATCACTATCAGATGCGGCCATGATCTAACTCCAAGATAAGGGAGGAGGGGCGACCGAAGCCGCCCCACCAAGATTAGTCACCGTCAGTAGCGGCCAATGTGGTGCCATCTGCTACGTCTACAACACCTGATGCGTTCGAAAGAACCTGGGTCAGGGTGCAAACTGCTGTGCCACCAGTAGAAGTTACGCAATAGATCAGGTCGCCAACCTCGAGGGTATCGGACAGATCATTGAAGTAACCCGCAGTATTTACGTCTGCGATTGCGTCTGCGGTCTTGTAAGCATAGATGCTAGGAGCAGTGCCACGCTTAGAAGCTGCAACAGTTGTGAAGCCAGTGTTGGAAAAAGCCATCTATCAGTCTCCTTATTCCGTGCAGGAAATCTTGACGATGCCTTCATCGTCAATAGCAACAGCGCCGGCCGAGAACATCGAGGAAACAAGGAAGCTTGTCTTCTCTGGGATGTAGTTAACCTCGGTCTTCTGTGCCATCGACTCAGCGTAGCCAACCGAATCCATGTGCCATGCAAAGCATGTGCGGGTGGAAGGCTTAGGCAAGCCGCCCTCGTCACGATCACCGATCGTAATGAAGCGGAAGCCCATGAAGGTATCGACCTCGCCACGAACCAGCGACTTAACAGCCGCAAAATCTGACGAAGTGATTTCGGTTTCACCAAGCATCGCATCGAGCTGAGAAGCGTGGATCAGCATGTGGCGACCTTCGGAAGGAACGTTTTTCTCGTTCAATGCCTTAGCCGCTGCGCGGATCTTTTCGATGTTCATGTTGGAAGTTGCGCCGCCGATACCGGTTGCAACAGTAGCCGCACCGCTGGATGCGTTCAGAGCGTCGATAACGATCTGATCCATACGACGAGCAATCGACTTGGAAACAACCTCGACCAATTCCCGGCGCTCATCGAAGTTGATGTGCGACTGATGGAAAATGTCCGAGTATTCGGCTGCGATGTAGTCTTCCATAGTTGCTGTGATCTGCGAATAAGTAACATTCAGCGGGGTCACATCAGTCTGTGGAATACGAGCGGTAGCAACACCCTTACCAATCTTAGGGAATTTTACAGTGTTGCCTTGAACGCCGGTGCGCATACGGGTGGTGCCCCGCAATACGGACTCGGCTTGATACGCTTGCTTTACCTCTGACTCAAAGAGGGTAACAAACGCCGTAGTGACGTTCTGCGCCATAGCAGAAACCTCCATATTAGTTTCAACCAGACGCGATCCGTTGTCCGTAAACGGGCGGTCGCTTGCGCATTATGGCCGCGCCAGCCATCGGGTTCACCGAATAGACGGGCCGAACGCGGTTAACCGTCACGGCCAAAATACACACAAGCGATAGCTATGTAAAGAATTAGGCGCTTTGAGCCTGCATCCACTGTTTTTCGATCTTCGAGCGGAAGCCTGCATCGGTCTTCCAACGAGGATCTGCAATCGCTGCCTCGAGATCTTCCCGGGTAATCGATGGGGTGTTGACCGCCGGCGTTACCGGGATCCCCTCATTTGTGATCGCCTGGTGATACTTGAGGAAAGCATTGATCGCATCCGCTGAGTTAAGAGAGTAGGCAATCGCCTCACGCTCATCATTTGTCAGCGGCGCTCGAACCAGGAGGCGTTCTGCCATTTCGATCTTTTCCTGAGCGCGCTCACCAAGCTTGCCCATTTCTTGTTGGCGATCGATCTCATAAGCTTCCGATTCCTGAGCAGATGCCTGCAATACTTTGGATGCCAGCTCTTCGAACGCTGCCTGGCTTACACCATTTTCCTTGGCCCAGTCTTTGAAGATGTCCATTGTCGGATCATCTTGATCCAAGCCCTGATCGACCAGGGGCGAGATATCATATTCTTCCGGTGCCTTGTGCTTGCCGGCTTTGAACTGCTTTTCGAGCTCAGTGTAGCTTTTAGCTAATTTGTCGATATCTGGCCCTTCATCTGTCCAGAACTTTGCTGGGAAATTATCCGGACGCTCGAGCGGTTCTGCTTGCCTTTGCGTCTCAGCTGCCGGTTCATCGTGCAGGGGAATAGGTGCTTCCTCTTGCGCTGCGGCTTCCGGTTGGCCGTTTACGTTCAGCATCGGGCCTTCTTCCATTTGCGCTTCAGTCATTGTTGGATCTCTCCACTCTCTTGAAAATCATGCGAACAAGCTCGCACATTCCCGCCCTGGCGTATCCAAAGCTAGGATCTTCACCCGGTATAAACACCGGCTGTTCAATCGTCATATTCTTCAAGTGCGCAAGAACGCGCTGACCTTCTGACGTTTTGAAAACTTTACCGTATAGAATATCGATCTCATCAGCCGTGGGCTTAACTTGCAGCCCAGGCGTAAGACCTTCCCACCCTTCTGTTTCGGACATTACATCCCTCCTTGGCCCCCGCCTTGTGGCATTTGGGCTTGTTGTTCAGCCATCGCTTGCTCTTGCAAAGCCTGCAAGAACATTTGCTGCTCTTCTGGAGAAGCAAGGATATTGCGATCGATACCCATGCGCTGCGCCACGAACTCTAGGATACGAGGCACAGAGATCGTAGCTTGGCCTTGTGGGCCCATCGAGCTTGCGATCTGCACATACTGCATAACGTCATTGACCTCTTGAAGCTTCTGAGCCTGGGCCAATGGCGCTACTGGCGTTACCTTGACCTCGAGGCCGTTTACTCGAAGCGGCAGCTCGATAAGACCTTGCTGATCCATGATATACAGGATCCGCGTTACAATCGGCACCATTGTCTCATTAATCAAACGGCCGAACGCCGAACCAAGATTGGTTGCCAATTCACGCGTGCGCTCGGCAATCTCGGTCGCAGAACGCGCCGACATATTATCCGGCGGCAAGGTATCATCCATCAGGATCTTTTTGATATTCATGCGCAGATCATTCATGACGATCTGAGACACATTGAAATCGCTTGCACGCGGCAATGGCTGCAAGCTTGGGCCTTGTGCACCACCGTTGCGCGCCACCGAAATGATCGAGCCTGGCTTGATCTGCACATTCTGCGGATTGAGCACGCCATCATCTGCGGCTGTATATACACCTGAGACAGCGATACTTGCGTTCTTAAGAACCAGCTCGACCGTCTTGTTCAACGTTTTAATGTCGCTGATTGCAGTAACCAATGGGCCACGGCCATAGACCTCGCCTGCTACCTTCATGTAGCGCGCCACGATAAATGGGCTCGAGCGCATGGTGCGATAGACCAGCTCTTGCTGCTTGGCCGGCCAGATCACATGATAGCAATACAGGCCGCGATCCGCGTCATAAACTACAGCATCGACCAGATCGATCTCTTTGCTGGGTGAGCTATCGATCGCTTCTTGAAGCTGAGGCGAGATTGTTGCGTCTGGATACTCAAGCGGGATCGCTTCTGCTTTGAGTCGGAGCTTGCGATACACGTTATCGACATTGCCAAACGAACCCTCTTCGATCGCTACCAGGTATTGCGGCACCGGCGTAAAGCGGATTGGCGTGACTTCATCGCCTGCGGTAATCATCATTACAGCTGTGCCGACACAGAGATCGAGCAAGAACTCGCCCATTGCCAGGTCAAAGTTTGTCTGGCGCAGCGTCTCAAACATACGCACAGTATAATCATCTAGCGCAGTTTGCGCGGCAACAAAGTTATCTGCCGGGATCGCGCTGCCAGCTTCGAGGCGGCACCATTGCTTATATGGGGGAAACAGACCAGCCTGGATCCGGTTTGCAAAGCGCTGAGTTGCATGGATTGCTGTTGAATCAAACACGCGCGCCATCTTGGCTTTGCCGGCTACGCCACCCTCATAATACCCAGAATATAGATTGCGCTGCGGCAAGGCGAACTCGTAGCAATCTTCATAGATCGAGCGCCATTCATCTTTACGAGCTTGGGCTTTCGCTTCGCGCTCCATGATCTGTTTTACGTTCAGCCTAGCCATCTTTTTTTGCCTCTAATCTCTTAGAAATATTTGCTGCCTTCGATCGAGCATCCGCTTTACTGGATGCGCCCCAGGCTCGGAGGGAGAGAAGCAGGCGGGTGGGTCGTCCCTTCTCATCACGCTCCGGCCCGGGGTTCCCC